CCTAAATATAGGGTTCCTTACTTTAATTTAAAACACTTTACAAAAATTAACCTTTTCATGGGAGGAAATATGAAAATGGGAAATATATTACTAAACTTACGCTACTTACTAGCGCCAATACTAATCATAGTTGCAGGCACTGGTGTCCTAATTGGTGGAATCTTTTCATGGTTAGGAGTAGTTTTACTTTTCGTAGGTCTACTTGTAGATGTTGCTACGAAATTTGAAACATCTGGCATAGGAAGTAATCCCGATGGTTCAACTCGTGGATGGGCAACCTTCCAAAACTTGACCATGTATTTCATGTTACCTGTGTTCATTATGTTCCAATTAGTAATGGCATATAGACTTTATAGTTTTATGGCATTCGGTGGGGCTGAAGGTGAACTAGTAACAATGATATTCGGGTTAATACCTATGCATGAAGGTATAACAGCAATAAATCTAATCGGAGCAACACTATCATCTGGTATCTTTATTGGTATCGGAATTATCTATGGACACGAACTTTCACATACCAAAGGTATGGGATTCGTAATCTCTAGAACAATGATGGGATTATCTG